CTGGCCAAATCGGACGCCATGTCACTTGACATGCACTACCTGTACCACCCTGTTGGCGCCAAGTGGGCGGTGACTACCACCAACCCAACTCGCGCTCAACTGGCAACGGTGGGTAACTGGTCGAAGGTGTACGAAACCAAGAACATTGGTATCGTGCGTGCGACCATCACCTCCAACTTTGATTGATAGGAGGAACTAACCATGGCTTCCATTTTTGAACTCGGCGACATTCCCAGCGGCTTGCTGCCTGGTCAATGCGTCCTGGCGGCGGTTACTGATACCGCCACTCTGACTGCTGCACAGTCCTACAACGTGATCGTGCGTGGCGTACCTACCGCCACTGCCACCTACACGACAGCTACTGCTTCTGCCATCATCTCCGCTATCGGTGGTGATTGTGCAGTTGGCACCTGCTTCCGTATCGTTGTGATCAACGCCGCAGCTACTGCCATCACCGTCACCCTTGGTGGTGGTTCTGGCGTGACTGTTTCCGGTGTTGCCACCGTGGTGCAAAACGCTTCCAAGGAATTTATCGGTTACGTCACTAACGTCACCGCTGGTTCCCAGGCGATCACTCTGTACGGCCTTGGCTCTACAGCGGCTGCTGCCGCCTAATGGGTCTGTTCGCTTTCCGGCGACTGCGTGAACAGGAGGCTGCCTCTAACGAGGTGGCCTCTTTTCTCGTTGAAGAGCCAGCTACTGTAGAAGTAGCACCCGAAGAAATTACCGAGCCGGTCAATGGCAATCGCCCTCGTCGCAACAATCGGCGGAAGCACATCGAACACCTACCTGACGCTGGCTGACGCGCAAGACATTGTTGATGGTCTGGTACTTGATGCGGATGTAACCGCATGGGGCACCGCAACCACTGACGCCAAGAACCGCGCACTGTATACCGCTGCCCAGAGGTTGGACCGTGAACGTTTTCTTGGTGCTCGCGCTACTGACACCCAGTCAATGCAGTGGCCTCGGACTGGAGTACGGAAGCCTGATACCTATATCAACACCTATGCAACCGGTTTCCCGTTTCGCATTACCACCGACTACTTCACTGACGGTGAGATTCCCCCGCAGATCAAGCAAGCTCAGGTGGTGCTGGCCGTCTTCCTCAACAACAACACTGATAGCCTCGGTTTGAGTGGTCTTGAGGACTACAACAGCGTCAGCATCGGACCGATCAGCGTCAGCGTGAACACCAGCAGTCCACAGGCTGGTGCGGATAAAGTGCCGCCAATGATGGAACGGTATCTAACTGGCCTTAGAATCAGTGGACCAGGCAACATCGCCATCCGCCGGAGCTGATCATGAGTGATTCCAACGTATTAGGCATTGATTATTCCAAAGGCGCAACTTTTGTTGACGCCGCAACAACAGTGACTGGCCGCTGGTGTGCGATTACTTTTTTGGGCAGCGCAGCAATCACTGAAATTATTAGCACCAACTATGACGGGGCATCATTGGCCGGCCATACTCCTACCGCTGGAGTAACGATTTATGGTGTTTTCACCAGTATTAACCTGTCGGCTGGCCACTGCATTGCCTACAAGCTCTGATGGCACTAGCTTCCTCACTACAGAAGACCGCCTCCAAGCTGATGGGCAAGTTTGGTGGTGCGTTGACCTATAGGCGGGTCACCAGTGGCACCTACAACGCCTCCACAGGCGCGGTAACGGAGACGGCGACGGATTATGCCCTGCGTGGCGTATTACAAGATGTGAACGCCCGTGAGGTCAACGAACTGATCCAAGCCGGTGACAAGCGGCTGTTCATCGCAGCAACCGACCTGGCCGTAACGCCAAGCACCGCCGACCGCGTGATCATCAGCACCGTGTCGCACCAGATCATCACCGTGCAGACCATCGAGCAAGACAACCAAGCGATCACCTACGAACTGGTCCTGCGAGCCTGATCATGGCAAGACGCATCAACATTGTTGACATTGGTGACTTCTGTCAAGACCAGATGAACATGCTGATGCGCGTAGTCGTACTTGAGACAGACGCAGAACTTAAAGCACAAAGCCCAGTAGACACGGGTCGTTTCCGCGCCAGCTGGGTTGTTGGTGAAAATGCCACCGGGAATTATGACGCTGGGCCGCAGCAAGCAAGCAAAGGGGAAAATATAGGCAAAACATCACCACCAGGGAGTCCTGCGCCAACCGCTTTGACTGGCATCAACTACACACCTGGCAATGAGCGCATGGGCAACACCTACAACATCCACAACACACTTCCATACGCTGAGCCACTTGCAAATGGCCACAGCACTCAAGCGCCAGCAGGATGGATCGACATCATTGCAGTTCAAATGGCCAACCGTGCTAGGCAACTAGCTGATTACATCGGGAGGCAAGGCTAATGGCCGCACTAGATCTCAACGCAATCCGCGCCATCGTGGAAGGCAGGCTCGCTACCGAACTAGCCATCGTGCCAGTCATACCAGTGGTGTTCCATAACGTGGCATACACGCCCACACCAGGCAGCACCTGGGCACAGTGTTCTGTCAGCTTTGGCGCCAACAACTACATGACCATGGGCAGCACTGCTGGCGCCAGCAACAGCGTGATCGGTGTCATTGTTGTAAACATCTTCTCTGCCAAAGGTGTTGGCCCCAGCGCCAATCTGACCGTCGGCAAAAGAGTAAGAGACCTTTACAATAGAATTGTCGTATCCGGGGTTCGTTTTGATCCCCCAACAGGCCCAGAGGTGGTGGCCACGCCGTCTCCCGAAGGGTACTTCCAAACTCAGGTCAGAATGACCTTTGAAACCTTCGAGGATCTTTAACCATGGCTTTCTATCGCGGCGAACAAGGTTCCGTCAAATTTGACGATGCTGGTTCTGCCAACTCCACCATTGCATCTACCCGTTCGTGGTCAATGACCATCGAAAAAGATGTGCTGGAAACCACCGTTTTGGGCGCTACTTACAAAGCCAACATCGGCGGCTTGATTTCTGGTTCTGGCAGTGTTGAGCTGATGTACACAGCCAGCAGTGCAGATGAAACCAAGGCTTTCATCACGGCGGCAAACACCGCAACTGATCAAGGTGTGGCCACCTTTGAGCTATTCCTTGACACCACCGGCACCAAGCGGATCAGCTTTGTTGGGTTGATTACTTCTGCTGATTACGGCGCCACCGTTGGGGAGTTAGAGGTTGTCACCTGTAACTTCGTGACCAGTGGCACCATCACCACCTCGACAATCTGATCATGGCTTTCTATCGCGGCGAACAGGGCACGGTTTTCTTTGACAAGGACAGCAGCGGCGGCATCTCTGAGATTGCCGCTGTGCGTTCCTGGTCCATGACCGTGGAAAAGGATGTACTTGAGACCACCACTCAAGGCGCAACCTACAAGGCCAACATCGGCGGCCTGATTGCAGGCAGCGGCAGCATGGAGGTCATGTATGACGCGCCCAGCGCTGGCGACAAACTTGACCTGATCAGGGACGCCAACACGGTCACGGATGAAGGCAACGCCAGCGTTGAACTTTACCTTGATGAAGCTGGCAGCAAAAAGATCACCGGCAGCATCGTGATCACATCCACTGATTACGGTGCTACGGTTGGTGAACTGGAAGTGGTGACGGTTAACTTCACCATGAACGGTGCCATTACTACCTCCATCTAATGCCTGCCACACCACGCCCCGTTGATCTTCTCACCGGGGCTTTTGACCTCAACCAACGGCGTCAATTCAACATCAAGAAGGAAGACGGCACCGTAGTGCTGTCTTTGTACTTCAAGCCGATTACCCGCGCCGATCGCAAACGCGCAACTGGCCTTGCCGGTTCTGACGAAGCTTTGGAAATCAGCACCCAGATGCTGTGCCAAATAGCTGAGTTGGAAGATGGCAAAAAAGCCTTTGCGCCCGCCGATGCAGCCAAACTGCAACGTGAACTGCCTGAGTCGGTCCTGAACGAACTGGAACTCTTCCTGTTTGGTCTTGGTGAGGCCCAGCCACTCGACGAAGTAAAAAACGACTAGAGGCCGACAACTGGCTGTTCTTTGAATTTTTCCTTGCTACCGAGCTAGGCAAGACGGTCAGTCAGTTGCGGCAGGAACTCACCGACGACGAGTTTGTTCACTTTGCCGCCTACTACGAGATAAAGGGCAAACGAGAACGGGAGGAAATGGACAAAGCCAAGCGGCGTAGCTAGTAGACTGACGCAATAGCAGTGGTCGAACCGTGGCAGTAGTAGGACTTGAATTTCAGGTACGCAGCGGCAACGCTGTTTCTGAGACTAAAAAACTTACTACTGCTGCGCAGCAACTTGAAAACGCGGTAAACAACGCAAGTACACGACTGCGCGATGCAAACGGTCGGTTTATAGCAACTGGACGTAGCGCCGCTGGTGCGTCTAATGGCATAAGACAATTTAGTGCTGCAACGGCACAGGCGACTCGTAGTGTTGGAATGCTTGAAGGCGCCTTGGGTGGACTTAGCGCCCAACTAGCTACTGGCTTAGCATTTGGGCAAGCAATAAAAAGTGCTACTGAATTTGAATCTATTATCAGCGACATTGGTAAAACATCTAGCGCCAGTCAAAAAGATCTTGAAGCAGTAGCTGTTGCACTTAAAGAACTGTCGGCACCAGCCAAGACAAACCTAGCGCCGACAGTGCTGGCAAAAGGCTTACAGGATCTGGTTGCTCAAGGTTTGAACTTGCCAGATGCGGTGACATCGCTTGAAACGCTTGGCAAAGTTGCTACAGCAACAAACTCTGAGCTTACGGATGTTACAAAAACAGGTTTTCAATTACAAAGTGCATTAAAAATCAAACCTAACGAACTTAAAGCCACCTTTGACGCATTGGCGTTTGCTGGTAAGGCAGGCGCTTTTGAGCTAAAGGATATGGCTCAGTTCATGCCGACGATTGCGTCTGCTGCCACCTCACTAGGTATCACCGGCAAACAAGGCGCTATTTCATTGGCAGCAATGATGCAGATGGTCCGCAAGGATGCACCAGGAGCCGCAGAAGCCTCCACGCGGCTGACGGATGCGCTGCTAAAAATGACCGCACCAGATGCGGCTAAAAACTTCAAGAAATTTGGCGTTGACATCGAACAAGTTCTTAAAAATGCAGTAAAAAATGGGGTCAACCCCATGGACGCGGCAGTCAAAGAACTAGCTCGGGTTACCGGCGGAGATCCATTTAAGTTGTCTCAAATCTTTGGTGATAAAGAAGCCAAGCTGGCTTTGATGTCATTGATGAAATATCGTGACGAATATGAAAAACTTAAAGCTTCAGCAGGTGGCGCGGCAGCCGCTGGCACGGTTCAAGGCGATTTTGAGAAATCACTTAAAACATTTCAGGGTCAACTCAATAGCCTGAAAGCAGCATCAGAAGTTGCTGCAATTTCACTTGGCACCGCATTGCTCCCTATTTTGGCAAAATTGCTTGAAACAGCACTGCCGATTATCCAAGCAATTACAAACATTGCAGGTGCATTTAACTCTTTGCCAGATCCCATAAAAAACAATGTTGCCGAGTTGGTCAAGTTAATAGTACAGCTTCTGCTGGTTCAAAAAACAATATCTGCGGTTACTGGTGTCGCCACATTACTGCGCGGCGCAATGTCTTTGTTGGCAATACAAACAGGATTGACAGCAACAGCTGCATTGCGCGGGAATGCTGCAATGTATGCATTGACAACTGGCATGAGTACAGCAACTGTAAAAGCTGCTGGACTGCTTGGCATTCTGTCTAGATTGGCAGCCTTTGGTGTTATTGCAATTGCAGTTAACATTGCCGTTAATGGAATACAAAATCTTGTTTCAGCAATGGCTGAAATCAATAAATTGCGCGGGCGAAAAGCGGCAGGTGGTGCGGCAGCAATGTTTGCAGGCTCAACCAAGGAAGAAGTTGTAAGGCAGCAAGCAATCGCAAAACAGGTAATTAACAACGAAAGGAAAACATTAAAAGAACTTACATCAATTGGTAGTCGCGCTATTCAGAGTGCAAATATCGGTGGCGTCTTGAACGCATTTGGTGCCAATTTGCCCACAATTTCCAGTGCAAATGAACGCCAAATGCAGGCTAATGCACGCATTGGTTCGGCGCAAGCAGTGCTTGGGTTGGACCCAACTAAATTCAAGCAAGCTCAAACAACCACAACAGATACAACCAACACTCTTGGCCCAGGCGTGGAACCACAAGGGAAAGAAAAGAAAGCAAAAAAAGCAAAGAAAGAACGCGAAAGCGAACTGGCTCAAATCCAGGCTGCCAATGGGTTGTTTGCTTCTCAAGAAGTTATCAAAGCGCGTATTGCCAAGGCCGAATACGATCAAAACCAATTGGAGGTAATGCGCCTGCAAATGGTTGGCCGTGGAATCGATCTTCTTGCCCAAGCGGCTGCAATTCAACGTGAAAAAATTCCACAGGATGAAAAAGATGCAAAAATGCTTGGCGTCAGGAGTGGATTGATTGCCAGTGAAAACCAATACCAACGTGAAATCGCTCAACATATTAAGCAACAGCAAGAGCCCCTAAATGCCATCATCCTGGCAAATAAGACAAAACTTGAAGATGACAAAGCTTATCAGCGTTTGATTGCTGAAGGCATCAACCCAGAAATTGCCAAACAGTACGTTGAAATTGACCGTGCTGGCAAGGCACTTCAAAAGTCACTTGAACCAGCAGTAGCGTTAGCTAAAGCTGCTTTGGCAGAGGCAGAAGCTCGCGGGTTGTCAGCAGATCAAGTTGCAAGACTTAAAAAGGAATTGGAAGACTTGCAGAAATTGCCTGAACAAAAAGTTGCGGAAGCAAAAGCTACAATTACACCCGAAAAAACAAGACGAGAAAGACTTGATGAAGCTTATAATAAAATTAAAAATAACCTTAAAGAATTAGTTGATCCAGTAAATCAAATTATTGGCGCTGCCAACGCAATTGGCGATGCTTTTGCTAACAGTTTTGAAGGGATGATTACTGGAGCAATGACAGCGCAAGAAGCGTTGCGTAGCCTGTTCCAAAGCATTGCAAGCCATTTCACAAAAATGGCAACTCAAATGATTGCCGATGCCGTCAAAATGATGGCCATTAAGTTAATTACTCAATTGGTTGGAAGCATACTTGGCGGCATAGCTGGTGGAGCAAAAGGCGGCAAAACCCTTGAAAGTGCAAATATGAAAGATCTGAATAAATACGCAACTGAACCTCCAATTGGAATTCCTGCGCCTTACGCAACAGGCGGTTATGTCACCGGCCCCACCAACGCGATCATTGGCGAAGGTGGCCAACCTGAGTACGTCATTCCAGCCAGCAAGATGATGCAGGCGATGTCCAACTACTCCGCGGGTAAGCGTGGCGCCAGCATTTTGGGTGACAGTAGCGCCATGGGCAATGGCGGCATGGGTGATGGAGGCAATGCCTTTACGCTGGAGACTGTGGTCATCAACAACGTTGAATATGCAACTGTTGATCAGGTTCGCGCCATGGGTAACGCAGCCGCCAAGCAAGGTGCCGAGGGTGGATTCAGTAGAAGCATGAGCAGCCTTCGCAATTCTCGTAGCCAGCGTTCACGCCTAGGTATGCGCTAATGGAAGCAATCAGCAATTTCATCCGCATTACCGACTCTTCTGGTGTCGTGCAGGGCCGCTACCAAAACGGTCAAGTTGGTGCAGCTATCAGCCTCGACAGCGAAGATTACAGCTACCTAGCGTTCATGTATCGCGGCGCCACCCGTAACCGCACTGGCGACAACCTAGAAGCCGAACTGATGCTGTCCAGCAACCAACTGGCCATGAGCATTGGCGCCCAGGCGGTCCAGTCCAAGTGGAACGTCAAGGTCACCACCTGCACCATGAATCCCACCACCTTTGCCGTGGGCCGCAAGTTGATGGAAGATTCCTGGTTGGCCGCATCCCTGAACTACGACATGGACGCCTTGATCGTGCTGTTGAGTAGCGGCATTGATGCTGTTGGTGCCAACGCTCCAACACGGGTGCTGACCACCAATCTGGTAGGCCAACTACCTTCCACGGCAAGCATCAGCAACCGATGATCCCCCCGCACCGCTTGGTGGGCATGGGTTATCGCCTTGGCGCAGACCCTGAACGCCACGGCAAGGTGGACTGCTTAAGCCTCACAAGAACCGTGTTGGCCTGGCAAGGGATCGAAACACCAGCACCTACCCGCGACTGGTATCGCCGCTTGCATCGTGGTGACTACAGCATTTTCAAAGAACAACTTCAACAGTGGGGAAAAATCGTTGAATCACCTAGACTGACTGGAACAGTTGCCCTGTGCGAATCCGATAATGGATACGGCATGGCTGTCTATTGGGAGGGAGGGTTTCTCCATTGTCTGACCAGCGAGGTGAAATGGTCCCCGGCAAGCTACCTAGCGGTGGTCGCGCTTTACTGCCCGTAGAAGTAGCGCTGTGCGAAACGGTTGGGATTACGGCTGAAGAGTATCTATATTTTCAACAATTAAGCGACGCTTATAACGGCCAGCGAGACAAGGCATACGACCTGGTTGGCGTTCCAGATGTGCAGAACGGACCTGCATTAGTGCCTATTCTTGTTAGTTTGGCGATTGGTATTGCGTCTTCAGCAATTTCAATGCTGCTGGCCCCAAAGCCAAAAGCTTTGCAGGCTGCTGGTGGCAGTTTAAGAACCGCAGATATTACTGGTGCTAGGCGTTTTACTCAGGGTGAAAATTTTGACAGTGTTCAAGAACTAGCCAAACTTGGATCGATTGTTCCGCTGGTTTTTACGCACAAAGACCGCACTGGCAAAGGCGGGGTTCGGGTTGCTGGTCAACTGGTCTGGTCCCAACTGCTAAGCCGTGGCACTGGCCAGCAACTTTTGGCGCTGATGGTCCTATCAATGGGCAAGCTACGGAGCGCCCCAGACTTTGCAGGTTATGCAATTGGTGATTCATCACTCAAGAATTATTCAGCCGCAAAGGTTGCGCTGTACTTCCGCCAAAACGGTGGCCGCATTCTTGAAGGTAATCGCACTGGTGGCACGCTTGCGACCAGTCCATCCAATGACGTCTTCCAAGTTTATGACGACGTACCAGAAACATTTCAGCCATGGTTTAGCGGCACCCGCACACCATCAACGCAAACACAATTTGGCCTGTACTCACCCATGGGGAATGGGGTTGCGTACAAGGTTCAGTATGAATTGTTGATGAATCCTAAATCAGCAACCGGCCAAACATTTACAGACAACGTTGCAAAGGGTGCAAAACTAGCAAGAAAATTTGAAACATTCCAAGGCTTTGTTGGTAATCAAAGTGGCCAACAAAATGTTGACGCAATACTTGTTTACTACTGCGGCGCCCAAGAGCACGACGTAAACGCCTACCTGCCCTGGGGCGTCAATGATGTTAATTCAGCGTTAGAAGATCGACGCATTGAAGCTGATAGCAGCATCACCGTTGGCGACATGTACATGGCTGGCTCAGCTGTGGTTGTGTGCACCGATCAAACCGAAGGCGTATGGGTGCCTGGCAGCCGGAAAGATTATGTTTTCCGTGTAACGGAAGCAGGCGTCTGCAACCTCGGTACAGACACAAGTATTCACAATTCCTACGAACATCACCTACAACGGCTTGCCATTGGCACCATCTCCAATAACCGCGCCTGTGATGCAACTGAGATTGGAATCAAAAGCACAGTCTGGCGCCAGATCAATTTCCCAAACGTAAACAGTCAGCCATCAAACGCAACAATTGATCGCTACAACCAAGACAACACCAGTCTTCAACTAGGCAATGTTGATCGGTACATCACCAGATACAGCTTCTTCAGATTGCAGTGGCGCAAGATAGGCGTTGCCAGTACAGCATGGAACGACCTATCAGCAGGCGGCGCTCCGTTTGCTATCAGGGGGAATGCACCCGTCGCTCAATACAATTTTATTCGCATCAGACATCCTGAACGTGGCCAGTATGAGTTCAGGATGATGCCTGTATCAGGCGCGGAAGTTTTCTACAACTGGCAAGACAAGTTAGTGCGCTTGATTGAGCCAACCGATACGCCAATGGCGTTTAACCAGAACGGCTTTTTTGTTAGGACAACAGGCCGCTTATTAACGATGTCCTATGATGCGGCATCAAATAGTGATTTCATTATTACTGATAGCGGTGGCACTGCCGCACCAACTTTTAGAGGTCCCATCAACGGCCTCAATGCTTATAACAACACAGGCATTCCACCTTATATCTGGGGCAACCTTCAAACCAGATACAACCTTGCCAGCGATAACGTTAACCAATACGGTGACCAGTTTGCCTACTACTGGGATGGTGTACGACAGGGTGAGGTAACAACAAACGGCACCCAGATGATCCTGGGCAATACTCGGTATTACAAGGGAAATCTACGCCAGCAAGATGGGCAAAACAGCTGGTATGAAATTGGCCGCGATACTTTAATTGTTGAGACCCCAACAAGTGTTGCAGGATATGCACTGTTTGGTGGCACCGGATCTGGCGCTGGAATTGAAGTTACGATCTACAGCAATGGTGCTGCCAAGTGGGTCATTAGTAATGGCGGCAGTGGTTATTCAAACAATGATACCCTGCAATGCACAGTGCCTGGCGTTGGCCTCATAACACTTGTTGTCACCATCAATCCAGTTGAAAGAAGGGATCCAATTTTGCAAACTGTAGGCAACTTAAATCCTTTCGACGCCATTGCAGATTACAAATTGTATGACAGCGAAAAGATGAGCCATGAACGTGGCCCAGAACATGAAGTGGTCTATGTCAATGAACTGTTGAAGCAAAGTGATGTGCCCCAGTACGACAACCTGGCCATGGTTGGAGTGCGCTTGAACTCCACCAAAGAGTGGTCATCGTTCCAGCAGCTCAGCGCCTACGTTCGCAACGGCATCGAGGTGGAACGTTTATGCGATGACCAAGGCAACCCAGTTGGCCTTGGCAGTCTGAACGCTACTCAGAATTTCCCTGAAATTGCTTACACGCTGCTCACAGACAAGATGATTGGTGCGGGCAACGTAATCGGTGCCGCAGCTGTTGATCGTGACAGGATGCAACTGGCTGCAAAGTTTTGTTACGCTAATGAGTTCAACTGGGATGGCGTTATAACTGAAAAGTTAAACCTACGGGAATGGATCTACGAAACAGCAGGTTACTGTCTGCTGGACTTCACCATCCTCGGCGGCAAGTTTTCGCTGGTACCTTCTGTTCCGTACAACAGCGACGGAACAATCAACTACCAAGGCACACCAGAGATCAAAGCGCTGTTTACTGATGGCAACATCCGCAACCTAAAAGTCACCTGGCTAAGTCCAGAGGAGCGCCAGTTGTTTAAGGCGGTGGTCAAACTGCGCGATGAAATCGATAACGGCTTTACGCGGGATCGCACAATCACCGTCCGACTGTCGGACGCATTAGGCGGCAATGAACTGGATCCAGAGGAAAGTTTCGACATCTCTGCCTGGTGCTGTAGTGCTGAACACGCCGAGATCTTTGCCAAATACGCACTCAAGCTGCGCAAGTTGGTTGATCACGGCCTGACATTTGAAACCACGCCTGCTGGAGCATTAGGTCTGGCCCCCGGCGAGTACATCCGCCTTGTGTCAGAGGTGACGCATACCAGTCGGTTCAACAACGGCAGCATCAATGACGTTGGCATCATCACCAGCACCACCACGCTGGCCGATGGCAGCTACTCAATTCTGTACTGGACACCCGGCACAGTTGGAGTGCAAGAAGCATCGCTGACTGTATCCAGTGGCGTGGCGCAAGAAACCAGCCTGCGTGGCGTGGTCTTCACCATCAAAAACAGCACCACCA